TTGAGCAAGTCTAAAATTTCCATTAACTAATAAATTTTCCTTCTCTTCATTTATAATAGAAAGTATTTTCCATTCCGTGCTACTTGCTATTAATTTTATAGAATCACCTTGATTACGTAACACAACAGTTAAAACATTATTAATAGTTTCAGCACCTTCTCCATCAACAGTTACAATTCCAATGCCAGTATCTACTTTTGTAACTTCAAGTACTCGTCCTTGATTATCAGCCAATGTAGGTAGTGTAGATATCCTGTCTGTTGCTCCAGTTGTTACTTCAATATTATCATATTCATCATCATCTAATATAGTATAACTTACTGCAACTTCATTTATATTAGTAACAGCAGTTTTATCAATATCAATTAATAAAACTGTTGCTGATTTTGCATATCCTATTTTTATAGGAGTTTTTATTGCTATAAAATCTCCAGCATTATCTTGATAGACCGGCCCAGTTGTTAAACCAGCGAGTCCTGTTTTTTGTCCTTGCAATGTTACTTCATTAGATGCAATATCTGTAATTACTGCTGTTGCTGGATTTGTAAATGAAGCCTTTTCCCATCTTGCATTTCCTACATGCCAATATACACAATCTTTTGTAGCCAATCCTCCGACAATACTTTCATTTGAAATTACGTTCGATGCTCCTGTCCAACTTAATTGAGCATCTTTTAATCCATATATTCTTTGAATTGTATTTGCATCTTGCGTCCATGATCCTCTTGCATCTACATCTCTTAAATCTCCTGCTATAAGATTTGCACTTGCTCCTCTTACTAATACTTCTCCTAATTTAAAAAATGGACCTTCTCCTTGATATTCATATTTATAACTTGCTGTTTCTGTTAATCCCATTATTTCCGTTGTTGCATCCAATTCGGTCGGAGGGGTAAACTCAACAATACTGTCAACTCCTGTGGTTGTTGATGTTATTACCAATCTATCAGCTCCACTATTTGTTGCAATTACTCCAAATCCGGCGGCATTTATTAATACAATTATTTCGGCAATTGTTGTTACCGCCGGAGCGACTCCTCTACAATCTATCGTTACCGGGGTTCCTGTTTGATCTATGTCTAATACAATATTATAATTAACCGATAAATCTACAGTTGCTATTACAGAAGTTCCTGCTATTGTTGCAGCCGAAGATGCTGTTATATTCGGACAAATTCCAGCTCCAACGGTTCCTGATCTTACATAAATAGCCAGGCCGACTACTCTATCTATATAATGACTTTCAGGAGTTAATGCTCCTGTTACTGGATTTATAATATTTACAGTGGATGCATTTGCATCTACTAATGCATAAGTTGTTTCAACTAAGTCATATCTATCATTAGCCGGACTTGCTCCTGGATCTGCGGCAGCTACAACTAAATCTTCTTCATCTTCTTGACTTATTGCCCATACTTCACTTGCACTTTTTTCTGCAATCCAAAGACCATCAGCTTCTAATTTAAAACCCCATGCCGCTGGAGTTATAAAATTACCACCTCGTATGCATACATTAGTTTCAGAAATCATTCCTTTTACTAATGTATGAAGCATATCTCGCGAATGATCTCCAATACGGGTAATAATTCTATCAGCTTCAAGTCTTTGGTTATCTACAACTTGTACAAACTTAAATGTTTTCATATCATTTCTCCTCTAGTCAATTTGAACATCATAACTGATGCCACCGGCTTTATAATTTTCTACTAATGCTATTATTAAACTATAATCAGAAGCGCTTGCATTTTCCATAATAGCCCGAAAATAAAATCTCAATGTAAACGTCATTGATATTGCAGCTTTTACTACATTTTCTCCAGATCTATTAAAGTCTCTATAACAATTTGCATACGAAACATCAGCATAAGCTCCTCCGCCTGCTTCTACAATTGTTACATTATCTCCATAATCTTCTAACATATCTCTTATCCCTAATGGTGTTACTTTTATTGCTGTTGTTGTATTTATTATTCTTATTTGATAATCGATGTCTGATTCTCCTGCAATTCTCGATATATTGTAATATGTTCCACCAACGTATGTCAACCATGAATCAAAACATGTTGTTATGTCTAATTGCTCTACAAAAAATGTTGATAATCTTCTTGTATATTCTAAAGGGTTACTTAATGCTCCCAAATTCATATCATTTATTTTTATATACCCTTCTAAATTTAATATATAAACAATATTTGATGCATCCGTATCATCCATAACAAATTCTATTTTTGCAGTTCCACTTAATCCTGATGCTGCAACCGCGCTTAATGTAAAAGTTCCATCCCCTACATTTGATCCTTCTAATACTTTATTTGCTTTTGCTATATCTTTCCAAAAACTTAAAGTTCTTGTTCCTGCAGCATCAACTAACTCCCAATATAATTTATAATTATTTGTATTTCCTGTAGTATATCCTTTTATTTCTAAGCTTTTAATCTGTTTGCTACCGTCTCCTGCGATTACTCTTGCAGTTTTAAAAGGATCTCCAACTAATTTAAGATATTCTCCTTCAGTTATATTAAATATCTTTAAATATTGATTTAATAATTCTACTGACCTGTCTGACATTTTTTCTCCTTTAAATTGTTACTATACTATGTGTAACGGTGACAACATTTGTTCTTGCTACTTCGTTACCAGCTATCACAACATTAGCAGCTGGTAATGTTATTTCTACATCATATATATCATCATGAGCTTCTTTTATTACAAAGCTAATTTCTGTTAGAATTATATCCCATCCCAATCTTAATGTATTTACATAAGTTTCTAACGCCGTTTGTGCCAATAATTTTAATGCTGTTGGATCAGATAAGGCGGTATTTAATATTTTTATATCTACTGTTATACTTTCACTTTGAACTATTGGAGCTAATACTCTAATTTGAATTCCTCCAGCTCTATAGCCATAATAATTAGTTGAATCTGCTGGATCTCCATTTATTACTTTTTCTATTTCAGTTTTTAAGGCTCCTGATAATGTCCCTGTTCCATCATCTGCATACAAAGTACACCATCCAGCTAAAGGAGAATGTTCAACCACTGATGCTGAAACAATTCCAGTTACAGACCTCGCTCCTGATATTAATCCTAAAACTGGACTTCTTGCTAAAGAAGCTATAAAATCTCTAAATCTTGTTATTCTTTCATCATCAGTTTCTTCTTCTGTTCCTCCTGAAAATGCAACATTATTTGTACAGGCTTCTATTCCATCAGGTTGGTTTACAAATGTCCCTTGTCCTACAGCGGTATCTATAGCTCCATTTGCAATATTTCCAGAACTTCCTATAGAGGCACATTGCGAAGCAATATTTCCACTTGAAGCATTTCCTATTGTTATCTCTCCGACTACAGTTGTTTCAAATCTTACGCCATCTATTAAAATTGCAGTTCCTACTGCAATTGGATGAGTTGATGGAGCTGCTCCGGTTCTTGTAAATTCTAATGTACCTGAAGCTTGAATTCCTACTTTTTTATTAAAATCAAAAGCATTGTAAACTGAAGTTGGAATTGCAGATCTTAATCCTTGATAATAATCTCCATGTGTTTGTGACAATACCATTGAAAATGATTCTAATAAAACCGATAATCTCGATCCTATATTATAATTACTTAATGAAGAAGATTCTCCAGTTAGATATCGTTTGGTGCTATCAAAAAGCTGCAAGAAAGTCTTGGGTTGATATATTGCTGTCATATTTTTCTCCTATTTTATTATCTTTTCTATTCTTTTAAAAATTCTTTCTTCATTAAAAGCACTTTGTTCTTTTATATACACCGCTTGGCATTATATTAATACTCCTGCCGCAATTTTTGCTGCATTTATTGTTGTTTCTGATCCTGTATATGCTTTTAATCTAAGCGGAACAAATACTTTATCTCCATTTAACCTTACTTTATTTCTATCAATAGAAGCCTGCTGAGTTCTCGGATCACTCAAAGCTTGTCCTTCAATACCACTAAAAACTTTATCCAATGCTATACTTGTTGGAGCTCCTCCAATTTTTATCGTTACTCCCCAATTCGGATGTATCGGGGCCAATGTTCCTATTTCAAATTTTATTCTATCTTGTATATTTTCTAAATAACATTCTTCTCCATATACTAATGAAATATCTCCTGTTCCATCAGCAACGATTTCTCTATTAGAATTTAATCTTAAGTCAGAACCAAGAATTTGTAATTGTCTTTCTTTTGGAGTTGATCGTCTTAATCTTTTATAATATACTAAATTATTATCTAAAAGTTTTGAAGATTTTTTATATTCCAAAGGAATGACAATTGATTCTCCTATCATCGCTTCATTCTCAAAGTCTGAATTTTTTAAATTATTTACTTCGGCAATTATAGCTGATTTTTCGTAATCTCCATAAAATTTATATCCTAGTATTGGAAGGGTATCTCCTTGTTGAACTAAATAATATATTTTGTTTTTACTTACATATACATTATCTTGTTTTTCTTCTGCATCTGATTCAAAATCACTAGCTTCTAAAACTTTATCATCAATTTTATATATCTTTTCTTGTTCTTCTAAATTATAATATTTTTCTGTTCCTTTCATTTGAGATAATATTTCTCTATGGTTACCTAAAGATTGTTGAATGTTTATGTAATCTTCATTCAACTGATAGGTTTCATCTTTCAATAAAGATATATCATGC